CATAAACATCCAAAACTACAATGGCTTTGTGCATCAACGGTTAGCCCGGGTCTTGGGGTTTATAGACACACATGGATATCACAAAAGAAAAAAGATTCGACTGAAAATAAAAAAATAAAAGAGTTGAGAGAATTATTTCCAATAGCAAAACTAGACGATCTACAAACGCTTGCTAGCATAATTGATAAAAAAGAAATTTCTGAATATAAAAAGAAATTTGGTGAATAATGGCTGGGTATACTTGTAAATATTGTGGAAAAAGTTATGCAAGAGAGTCGACCCTTGCAGTTCACTTATGTGAAATGAAACGCAGATATCAAGATAAGAATCATAAAGGTGTTCAACTCGGTTTTAATGCTTATCTAAAGTTTTACGAAAAGACGCAGGGCTCTGCTAAATTGAAAACATTTGATGACTTTGTACAAAGTAACTTTTATCGTGCGTTTGTAAAATTTGGTTATTATCTAATAAGAATTCGGGCTATCAATACAAATCGCTTTATAGATTGGGTTATTGATAATAATAAAAAGTTAGACCATTGGTGCAAGGATAAAATTTACACTGAATACCTTTATAATTATCTTCGCACAGAAGCATCAAAAGATGCATTAGAACGTGCGATAGAATATAGTATTGAATGGGGTGAAGAAACAAAATGCCCGCCACATGATATATTGCGTTATGGAAGTCCCATTAAAGTTTGTTATGCTATAACAACTGGAAGAATAAGTCCATGGGTTTTGTATAACTGTCAAAGCGGACAGGAGTTTTTAGACAAACTCAACACTGAACAAATATCTATTGTTTGGCCGTGGATTGAACCAGAGTATTGGCAAAGACGGTTTTCAAAGTATTCTTCGGACCAATTATATGTACAAGAAATTCTAAAAGAGGCTGGATGGTAAATGAATATTGTAAAGAATCAACTTGAAAACTTTTTAAATCAATATAGTGTTTGGAAAGCGGGAAAACAATTTTATGAAAATAGTAAATTAATAAATTTACAAGATTTTCTTCAATTGCCATGTTTTCATTATACTGAAATTGATAATATTAATAAATGTGATAGTAATACTATTGTTATTGATAATATAACAGAAAGCATTCACTCTTCAAAATATTTTAAAGAATATGACATTGAAAAATATTATATTATTTTTTCATCTGGGTGGTGGGACAAATCAAAACACAATATTGGATTAATAAATTATGATAATATTAACTGTTGGTTTTTTGTTTTTGATATGGTTGATACTTACAATAGCCCGAATAAATTTTGTTTCCATTTAAAAAAAACATATAGTTTTAATTATCCAAAACAAAACCTATTTTGCAGTACTATCGGTAATAAACGACCTCTTCGTGATATAATAGTAAAAAAAATTAAAAATAAATTTAGAACCAATGATTATATTTTAAGGTATAGTGGAGAAGATTATGGCATTCCAAGCAATCATCTCGATGTAGTTAATTTTACTAAAGGAAATTTTGATCCGTATACACAAATACTACCAGAATATTTTCATAATGTTTCTCAAACTATTCCTATTAAAATCTATAATGAATCTTATTTAAATCTAGTAGTAGAGAGTGATTTAGATATACCAGATTCTTTTTTTATTACTGAAAAAACCATTAAAGCACTAATAACTGGCATACCATTTATTGTAATTGCATCTCCAAATTTTTTAAAAACTTTACATCAGTATGGATTCCGTACATTCGATGTATTTTGGGATGAATCTTATGATTTAGAAGAAAATTATGAATTGCGGTTAGATAAGATAATGCATCTGATTAAATCTCTGTCAACATTTGATTGGGAAAAAAATAAAAAAGAATTAGAATATATAGTAGCTCATAATTTTCGTAATATAACAACTTTGAATACTATATCTGATAAAATTTTTAATAATTTTGAACAAATAGTTGAGAAATACAATGACAGCAGATGTTGATATTGATTTTGCAGATAGAAATGTGATACTTGACTTAATTAAACATATCCCTGCAAGACAAGAAAATAATAATGAAACACAAAAACATAATTCTGGTGTTTATGTAACTGATATCCCATATGACCCGGTTAATGACTGTGCGGCTATTGATTATCGAGAAGCAGAAAATCGAGGATATTTTAAAATTGATTTCCTTAATGTTTATGTATATTCACTTATAAAAAATGTTGAGCATTATCAATGGTTATTAAAACAAACTACGCCATGGGAAAAATTAAAAGATAAAGATTTTGTTGAACAAGTTGTTCATCTTGGCAACCATTATTATAATCTACGAAAAATGCCAGAACCAGTAAATTCAATAGAACGATTAGCAATGTTTTTGGCTATAATACGTCCCGGCAAAAAACATCTTATTGGGAAAACATGGAAAGAAGTAGCAGAAACTGTGTGGAAATCAACAGATAGTGGATATACATTTAAGAAAAGCCATGCTCTTGCTTACGCTCATCTTGTATCATTGCATATGAAACTTCTTATCTAAAATACTAGAGTACAAAATATCAGCAAACTTCGAATGTCCCGTTTTATTGGGATGAAAATTATCATCTTCAAGATAATTTAAATTAATTGCAAAATCGCCCAAACAATTTTTTTGTTCATCAATAAACCACCAGTTTGTCAAATCAAAGTTTTCATAAATTGGCATTCCTGAGCAATAATCATCAATAAATAGATCCTGTTTTTTCTTTAAAACTTTTGGTTGTTTCCATATATTAAAAAAACTAGTAAATATAAAGTTATACCCATTGTCCTTTAAGTATGATTCTAATTGTTTGAAGCATAACAGACTTTCGATACACATACTTTTATAATCAATAATTTTGTATAAGTTTCTAAATATTTTTTTAGTTTCTTTATTTGTTAACCAACTATTAATTTCACCGCCAGAGTGCAAATAATAAGAACCATCATTTTGTTCATGCAAAAAATTATATTGTTCTTTGATATATTCAAACCAATCTTGACTTATATGAACATCTTTTCTATCAATACCACTCCACATTACTATAATCAATGTATCTTTGTTTGAAATTTCGTTTTTTTCTAAAAACGTTATAGTACTATCGCATATGTATTTGTTTCCAGCACCAGCCTGTGCTAAATTACTATAAAACTCTGAATTAATATATTTGTTAATATAACTTGCCCATGTTGGCATATATTCAAAATCTTGTGTAAAACTACATCCATTAACAATCAAGTTTTTCATTAATCCATTTTCCTGACGAGAGTAATTGAACGTCGCTTTCCTTTTTTTGCTGCAATTTCAGACAAGCAACATTCAGGTCCATGCAGTAATTGTAAATCTTTGTTGTTAAATGTTTTTAAATATGGCCTGAATTTTTCCCATTCACTTTTTAAAAATATATTAATTGGGATCATTCTGTTAGATTCCCACCACCATGTACTGCCTAGTTCTAAAAATTCAACTTTGAGATCGGGATCTACAATGTCTCCAAAATCATATATGGTGGTTATTGTTGAATCTCTGTTTTGGATTATTCCAAGATATTCTTGTCCTGCATAACGGCAAACAGAGATGAAAGGGTATTTTTCATCTAGTTTTTCAAATAGTTCAATACTCATAAATACTTTAGGTGAATCAAAAATGTACTCGACTCAGGCATATTTATACCAACAAANCGCTCGCGTAATAATCAGTGAAGTCGGGTCAGACTTTGATACAAAGAGGTCAAAAATAGTGTACGCAAAACCATTTCGTGTAAGTCGTGGTGTAGATAATAATTTATTATTTGAATTCCAAAATCAACAGCAACGTCCATTTGATTTAACTGGAAGTAATTTAATATTCAGGGCTATAAGCCGAGATGGCAAACAATTATTAATTGAAAAGCCTGTAACTGTTCTTAACGCTAAATCAGGTCGTGCACGAATAACAATAACAGCAACAGATTTAGATAATATTGAGGCACAGGATGCAAATTGGTCGGTGACGCGTCAATCTGGAGTGCTAACTGAGCCAACTTATATGGATGAACAAGGCAATTCTCGCGGAGAATTGGAGATACGTGACGCAGTTTTTCCTGATTATGTGCAAACCTCAGAAGTAACAATGCCTTCACAGTCTGAATTTATCGGCAGTGATCGTGCTTCACGATATGGTTTAAATTCCCCGCCAGCGGATCCTCAAGTACAATTTAGCAGTTGGATTCGAGGAAAAGAAATAGATCAATCCACCTTTCAAATTACTCTCGAAAATTATACCGGCACTCTAGAAGTTCAAGGTGCTTCAAATAACGATGATATTTGGTTTGGAAAAATTGAATATCCTTGGTTTGAAGTAGATTTTTCGTTTGCAGATGACAATAATAATGCGAAAGTTACAGAATTAGAGTTTGAAAATAGTAGCAAAACCTTTGCTATAAACATCACCGGATATTACCCATGGTTAAGAATTTATGGAAAAGTTTCTGATGGGTCAATAGAAAATATTCTATATAGATAGATGATTAAAAAAATAGTAGGATTCGGTGATTCGTGGATGTATGGTGATGAACTCCTTGATCCAGAGTATTTAAAAAGAAACAAAAACGCACACGCCACCGACACAGAAAACAAAACCTATCGTGAAAATAACTGTTTTTTAGGACTTCTTGGAGAGCATTATGGAGTTCCTGTAGAAAACTTTGGAATACCCGGTGGAAGTCTACAAAGCAGCATCTGGACATTTCTTTGGTGGTATGAGAACGAAAAAGAATTTGATCTATCGGAATGTCTTGTTTTAGTAGGTCACACAGACTCTGACCGTGCCAGTTTTTATAACCCAGAACACGTTGTATGCAGTGACGACCCACCTTGGAACAGATTTGTTCATAGTTCTTGGATAGAATATGGATTTATAGGAATGTCTGGAGAAATGCGTGAAATGGCAAAAATGTATACTGTGCTAACTGATAGTCCAAAACTACGTCGTCTCAATTACATGCAGACTGTATTATTTTTTGACGGCATTGCAAAGACCCATGATCTTAATCTTCATCAGTTTCACATTATGCCAAGAGAAGTTGAATTAAATCTTGACACTGTCATATGGGATGGTGAAGATACAGTAACGTGGTTTCGAGACCACCCACTGAATCAACGCAGAGAATTGATAAAAGAGGTCGGGCATCCAAACGAAATTGGACATGAAATGATTAAAAATCGGTTGATTTCAACTATTGAAAAGTGATATAATCTGTCAATATGATAGATGTCAGACAATATCTTCCTTCTAATGTAAAAACCACACCATCTGGATGGATGAGTTTTTCTGGGCCTTGCTGTATTCACAATGGTGAAACCATGGATACTAAAGGCCGAGGTGGGTTAATTATTAGCGATGATGGTTGGGTTTATAATTGCTTTAACTGTGGTTTTAAATGTTATTTTAAATATGGAAGAAATTTAAATTTTAAAGCAAGAAGTTTTCTTCAGTGGTTGGGTGTTGATGCTAAAGAAATAGATAGAATCAATTTAGAAAGTTTGAAATATCGTTCGATGAATGATATTGTGGCATCAATAAATTATAATCAGCCAAAGAAAAAACAAATAGAATTTGAATCACGTGACTTACCTGAAGATATTGAACTTATAAACAATAAACATTCTACACACAAAGAATATTTGGATAATCGATGTATTGATGATTCTTATCCACTTCTGGCGATTAACTCTGATGAATATGGAAGAAAAGGAATTTTAGTTCCATTTACTCATGATGAAAAGACTGTCGGATATACAATCAGATTTCTTGATGATAAAAAACCAAAATATCTTTCAGAAAGTCAGCCCGGTTATGTTTTTGGTATAGATTTACAGCAAGACGATTGGCAATATGCAATTGTCACGGAAGGTATTTTTGATGCACTTTCAATTGATGGATTATCAGTTATGCATAGTACGATATCATCACAACAAGCAGAACTAATAAATCGTCTAAGACGAGAAATTATTGTTGTTCCCGATCATGATAAATCAGGTTTGAGTATGATAGACAGAGCAATTGAGTTAGGATGGTCTGTAAGTATTCCCACTGAGTGGGCTGATGATTGTAAAGACATTAATGACGCTGTTAGAAAAATTGGACGGTTGCCAACTCTAATAACTATCATACAAAATGCAGAACATAATCGAATTAAAATAGAGATGAATAAGAAAAGACTGAAGCGGAAAGTGGAGACTACTATTGCCACTTAAAGAGTATGGGCCTGAGGTTCAACAACTATTTTTAGAAATGCTTCTTTACGATGCAGAATTATATGTGCGTATTCAAAACATATTTAACCCAGAAAATTTTGAACAACATTTACGACCTGCTGCCAAATTTATACAAGAGCATTGTGACAAATATCACACAATGCCTGAACGTGAGCAGATTAGTGCAACTACTGGAATAAAATTACAGCCAATTGATGGGCTTAATGATGGGCATTTTGATTGGTTACTAGAAGAATTTGAAGCATTTACACGCCGCCAAGAACTAGAAAGAGCAATACTAAAATCTGCAGATCTTTTAGAAAAAGGTGACTATGATCCTGTTGAAAAACTTATAAAAGATGCTGTACAAATAAGTTTGACGAAAGATATGGGTCTAGACTATTTTGATGACCCTCGTGCAAGACTTACTGCTCTTAAAGAAAATAACGGACAAAACTCAACCGGATGGTCAGCACTAGATAAAGTTCTCTATGGTGGGTTTAATCGTGGCGAATTGCAGATTTTTGCCGGTGGCTCTGGATCAGGTAAAAGTTTATTCATGCAGAATCTATCTGTTAATTGGATAGAGGCTGGGTTAAATGGTGTTTACATAACTCTAGAACTTTCCGAAGGTCTAACTGCCATGCGACTTGATGGTATGCTTACTAACACCGAATCTAAGCAAATATTTAAAGACCTTGATACGGTTGAAATGAAAGTCAAGATGATGGCTAAAAAGTCAGGAAATCTTCAGATCAAGTATATGAACGCACAAAGCACAGTAAATGATATTCGTGCGTATGTAAAAGAGTTAACAATTAAAACAGGTTGCCAAATTGATTTTATATGTGTAGATTACCTTGATCTACTAATGCCGGTAAGTGCAAAAGTCTCGCCAAATGATCTCTTCGTTAAAGACAAATATGTTTCTGAAGAATTACGAAATCTTGCAAAAGAGTTGGGAGTACTTTTCGTAACTGCATCACAGTTAAACCGTGCCGCAGTAGAAGAAATAGAATTTGACCACTCTCATATTTCTGGTGGTATTTCTAAAATTAACACAGCAGATAATGTTTTCGGCATTTTTACTAGTCGCTCTATGCGAGAGCGTGGACGATATCAAATTCAATTAATGAAAACCCGTTCCAGTTCTGGTGTTGGTCAAAAAGTAGACTTAGAGTTTGATATGGGGTGCTTAAGAATCAGTGATTTGAGTGAAACAGAATCCTCCTCAACACAACCTAGTATTTTAAACTCACTTAAGCCCGAAAATTCCACAGGGGTATTAGATTCTGGATCAGCCGAATCAGGAAAAATTGATGCTGATGTTCAAAGTACAAAATTAAAACAAATGCTCAATCAAATTAAAAATCAATAGTATGAAAAGTTATCAAATAATAGCCCCTGCCACTAAAGAAATCTATAATGTCGATTTTTACATTAATATTGATCATGTTCCCACTGATGAAAATATAGTAGAAGAATCAGAAAAAACATTAGAAGAAAAAAGAGAAATATTAGTTGGTAAAAATACATTATTAGAATTATTAAAAAAGTCTCATATAGATTCTAATAATATTACAATAATTGATACTGGCAATCAAGAATCAAGGAAATTATTTACTATTTCTTTAAGTTTCAGATTTTTTGAAGAATGCCATGAATATAATGAAACAATAAAAAATACATTTGATTTTAACAATTGTTTTCAGAAAAAATCTAAAGACTTTAACATTGTAATGAACAAAATTAGACCTGATAGATTGATAACAAGTTGTTGGCTTCGTAATAATAAACAATATTATGATTTTTTATATACACAATCATGGGATCAAGAGATTGTAATTCACCAATTATATGAACTATTACAAATTGGGAATATTACAGATTATAAGAATAGTTCAAATATAACTATTGAAACAATGCCTAAAAACTGGATTGGAACAAAATATTCTGATGGTAATGCAATAAATTTCCACCAGAATGTATCGGATATATTTTATCCAAGCGTTTTTTCTGTTGTATTAGAACCCACATTTTGGGAAAACGATGTCCATATTTCTGAGAAATATTTAAATGCTTTATATGGTTTGACAATACCTATAGTGAGTGGATATAATTCTTGTGATTGTTTAAAGCGTATGGGATTTGATACTTTTGATGATATCATTGATACTTCTTATCAATACATTGAAAATGCAGTTACTAGAACATGGCAAATGATAGAATTAAATAAATCCGTACTTACTAATGCAAAGAATATTATAAAAGATAAAAATATTCAAAAAAGAATCATTAAAAATCTAGAATGGGCAAGGCAACCACAAAAACTTTTTGAAACTGCGTTTTTTAATTTAAATGGAACAAAAGAAAAGCAGTTTTTTATTAATAATTATCATGATATTAAAGAAATTTTGCTCGTTGAACACCCAGAATTAATGCCTATCGTCGATCTAGATAAAATCTACAGTTTGTTAAAATCTGACTTAAAATAAATATCTAAAAGGATTCTTAAGTATGCAAAAACACACTCGCAGTATTCTAGACGAGTTAGAGTCTATCTATGAAGAAAAACATTCTGTTCGCGACCAAAATTATATTATTGAAAGTCGTGCTAGAAATGTAATTGCGAGTGCTGTCCGTTTGATAGATCAATTAGAGCAATCTTACTCTGAAGAAGATGCAGAAAACCTATCTCGTAAATTTTTAAATGCCATTCGCAATAAAGATCCTAATAAATTTGCAAGAATG